ATCACTAATCTCTGGAAGGTCATTGTGTTCTAGGACTGGTTGCCACTTTTCCTGTAAATGTTCAGTTTGAAACATTTGTATTTCTCCTTATTGAGTTTTCTAATAATATTTATAAAAAACGATTATTACACCGTTATTTTGCACGCTTTACGTTTTTACTAATCGCACTCATATAAGCACTCATAGCACCAGTAGTATCGAAGGACTGACCATCTTCTGATGGAGTGTCCACTGATTCAGCGACAGTTGTTGCTTTCGGAAAATAACTTTCCTTCAGCGTGTCAAGTTTACTTCTGAAGGAATCTTCATCAGCAAAATCAACATCTTCTGCAAGAGACTTAAACTTTTCGACTTCAGTGTCAGCCAAGTCCGAAGCAACCTCTGCAAATACTGACTCCCTTACCAATACATCTTTTTCACTTTTTAGTGAAGCAGACTTCTCGATTTGTTCATTCAGTTTGGCTTCTAGTTCATCAATCTTTGTAGACTGAGTACCTAGAATATCGTACTTCTCATCAGGTACATCGATATAATGTTCTGTGAAAAGGTTTTTCAATCCAGAAATGAAGTCTTCTGCAATCTCACCTTTAAGGCCTCTTTCGATTGCGATTTCATTTTCTTTCATCCATTCTTCAACAACATAGTTCATGTATGAGTCAACCTTTTCAGTCAATTCAGTATGAATTCTGTTTGTCTCTTCAGCAACTTCTTGTACTTTTGCTTCTTCAATTCTTTCTACTTCTGAACGAAGTTTAGATTTGACAGCAGCTTCAAATACTACAGATGCTTTTTCTTTGAACTCTTCAGATAGTTCTTCACCATCTGTAAGTGCAGTTACGTCCTCTGATACGTCAACTGATGCAAGTCTTTCGTCAAGAGTAGACTCGTCAACCTTTTCGGCATCCTTGTCTTCTTCTTTCTTATCGACTTCTTCATCCTTCTTCATCATCGCATCGTAAGATGCTTTAAGTTCACTTGCATTCATCTTTTCCATTTCGGAATACATTGCTGCAAGAGTATCTTTTTTAGTCATTTTGCCTTCTACGATTTCTTCTGCATCGTCATCGGCGAGTTCAGTATCTTCACTCTTGGTTGCGTTAGGTTTTGGGTCAGCAGCTTTCTTCATCTTTTTAGCAGATTTCTCTGAACCTGATTCAGCTTCTGGGGACTCATTACCGGCACCACCAAGGTCTTCAACTTCACCCTCTTGCTTTTCCATTGGATCGGCTTTACCAGCAGTTGCGCCAGGTGCTTTCGCTTCTTCAAGCTCGGCGTGGACTTCTGCTTCTAATTCCTCAATGGTTTTGTCTAGTTCTGACATAGGGTTTTCTCCTTGAGTTTTGTTTCTCAACATATTTATAATGATTAAATTTTTGACAAGAATTTTGCAAACGCAAGAGCGGAAACACTTGACTGTCTACGTCTTACATTTTCATTAATCTCATCCTTGATTTCGGCAACGTCAACTTCTTTTAGTAAACCGTTATTCCATACCCACTCTTTACCTTCCATAATCCCTTCAACAAAGGCTTGAGGTGCAGATGGGTCTGCAACAATATCCGCCGCAGTGGCAAGATAAAAATCATCTTTCACATAATTAGCACCACTCTTATTTTCGATAGAACCCATACCTCTTGAAGAGACACCGAGTTTTCCACCGTCCTTGATTAGTGCTTTCGCAATTTCCCCCATTGGAGTTGAGAGCAGTTTCGCCTCACCAATAAAGTTCTTTCCATCAGCTTCCAGTTTAGTTATCATGTGTGATACTCTGTCAAGATTGACAGTAGGGCCTTCAGGATGACCTAACTCCCCAAACGCCCGACCTTCAGCAACAAATTCTTTATTATAACGAGCGACTTCTTTTTGAAGTACACCCATAGGGTAGACACGACCATTACGGTTTTTCATGTCTGCCTGCATGAAGATTCCTCGAATCTTCATATCCTTTTTACCATCAGATTTTTCTTCTGTGATATATTCTACTTCTTGTATCTGTTCTGCAATTAGTTTCATATTAGAACCCCGCTGATACTATTGGTGTAATGAAAAGTGTGGTTGCACCACGCATTCCTACTCCAATGTCTGTATGAACAATAACACCAGCATTCGCATTAATTCTAATTGAACCAGTGTCGCCATTATCATCAGCATTTCTGATTGTAACTGCCTGTTTTGTACCGTTGTTAAAAACATAATGTGCAGTTGCAGTTTTGCCTCTAGTCACGTTAGTGGCGAGTGCTTCTTCTGCTCCGATTATTTTCATGTCATTCTTCCTAAATTGATAATAGTTCTTTTTCAAAATAGTCCATAAGCGCCTTATTCGGAACTTTGAACTTCTTAGAAACACTATTTATTGTTTTATCAAAAGTATTTAGGAAATCTGAAGGTTTCGCATCCATTTCCTTAAAAATAGCGTCAATAGCATTTTGCATCTTAGGAGACAATTTTTTGTACTCCTTAGATTTCTTATGCTCATCTTTCTCTGGTAAGTTCTGTTTGAACTCTGAGAGAGTTTTACTCACTATCTTCTACCTCTGGGATGTGATGTGTAACGAATGTTTTCGCAACATCTTTTCTTTTAGTTTCCAGTGCGTCACCCACTTTTGCTGCAAGAGCATTATTGAAATGTGTTTCTGCTGAAAGGTTATCACCTGACGCAATTGAACTTACAAAGTCTTTTACGTTTTCCATTACTTATCTCCTAAATCTGGATTATTTGTAGCAAACATACCATCGTCAGCACCCTGACCATCCATTTCGCCACCTGCTTCATCTTTTATCTGTGTTTCGACTTCTTCAATCTCATCATCAGACATTCTTAGTACTTGTTTTCTTACATACTCCTTAGAGAAATATGTACCGACATAACTTTCAATCGTTCCCAACATATCTAAACGGTTCTGTAGAATTTCTGCATTCTTCAGTTCTGTAAAGTGTCCGTCTTGCATAAAGTCAAACTGCAAGTGTTCTTTAATCAACGGCCATTCGTCTTCTGCGATTACACCTTTAAGAATAAGTTGTGTACGAAGCATATCCAAGAACAGTGTAGAAAACTTCTTACGAATTTTCTGTACGAACTTAGTAAACTTGAGTTCATCTCTTGTGATGTTATCGGAACGACCAATAGAGAATGAGTTCTCTGCCTCAAGTCTTGAGATTGGTACGTTCAGTGAACGATATAATTTGTTTTGGAAGTATTTGATATCATCAATCTCACCAAGGTTTGAACCGCCTGGCAAAGTTGTAATCTCTGTACCTCTACCACCTTCTCTACGAGGCAACCAGAAGTCTTCCAACATAGACATATGATTTCTGTCATCTCTAATCTCACCAGTTCGTGCATCATACACCAACTTGTTACGATAACGATTCATTACGTCTTTCAAGTATGCTTCTGCTTTGACTTTAGGTAAGTTACCAACATCAATGTAGAAGATACGTCTTTCAGGCGCACGAGAGATACGATAGATAACCAACGCATCTTCAATCATACGCAACTGATTGACAGGTTTAATTGCTTTGTGTAAGTAAGACATTACTGTACCCTGATGCATATCGACCAAACCTGATGGACAGTATGTGATAGAGTCAGCAGTAATACGAATACCGTTAGATGTTCCTGTATTCTGTTCCCAACCTTTGTCGTTGAACAAGTAGAAATCTTCAACACCTTTGACCATATCCATGCCAAATTTACCGTCTTGTTCTTTCCTTGTCTCTCTTACTTTCTTAATCTTACGAGGGTCAATATATCGAACCTCTTTAATTCCCTTGCGAGGAGATTTTGAATCAATAAGTTTGTGATAGTAAATCCTTCCATCCACATACCAACGTCTAAAAATGTCATGTCCTTTTGAATCAAAGTCAAGCAAACGCAAGACCTCATTGAACTCTTCACGAATTTTAGATTTGATTTTTGGGGAAAGGTCTAGTCTATCAAGACTAACTGCAACAGATTGTCCTCTTTCGTCAGAGACAATTGATTCGTTTGCGATATCTTCAATAGCACTATCACACTCTGGTTGTTGTGCAATATCACGATATCGTCTAATTAAATCTACTTCATTTCTTTCACGACCATCCATATCAAGGACGGACGCATAATGTCCACCACCTGATACTACATCAAGGGTGCCATCGTCAGTAGAGGGAGCAGTGAAACCATCACTACCCCCACCCTGATTTGCTTTTGTGATTCTGAAACCAAAAAGTTCAGCCATACTATAGTTCTCCTAGTTTTACCCAACTATTTAGTCAGATTGTAAAACTAGATTATACGCCGCTCGCTGTGAACGAGGTATAACGCCAAGTAATGTCAAAGGTTTCAATTTCACT